CCCCTGTTCACCTTCATTTTCACCTTGCCCCTGTTGATCTTGCTTTTGCGGATCTTCAAAACTTCCTGTTTATCCTTCGCCTTGCCCCGGTTCATCATTTTCTTTTTTTTGCGGGAGTCTTGTATAGATTTCTTCTGAATTCATATCCTTAAAAGCAGGATTTAACAAAGCCCCTTCAGGCAAGGTGAACCCTTCGGCTTCGAGCAAGTGATTAATGGCAAAGTCGCAGGCTTCATTCCATGTTCCATTATGCCTGTTGCCCCTTCTATACATATGTTGCAAAGCGCAATGAAGAACTTCATGGGCAATCAAGCCCGTGCATTCTGGAATATTTAAGCTTTCCACAAATTCAGGATTGATCCGCATTTCCTTGCCATTGACGCAGGCCGTAGGAATTGAGCTATCTTCTAAAATCTCAAGCTTCTTGAGAAGTAAAGATCCATAAAATGGATGGTCTATAACTAGATTGTTTATTGCTTTTTGTGTTTTGGGATTCATATTTCTTTTCTTTCAATTGGTTGTGAGCAAGGAAAAACTCCTTGCTCATAATTGGTTGATACTATCCTAAAATTGCTTCGGCAATGGATTCTGATTTTCTCATCGATTTGGAAAGCTTTCTTGCTTTGCCTTCCTTTTCTTTCTTATCCATTGAAACAATCTTTTCTTTTGAAAGACCGCCGAATTCGGTTTTAACTTCTTGCGCCAAATCTTTTAATTCTTTGCAATCTGTTAAATTCAAGTTTGGAATAACTTCAACCAAGTTATTTAAGTTTTGAATCAAGGAAGGATGAAACCTTGCTTTTTCATTTCCAGAATTCACCTTGTCAAAATAATCTTTAACAGGCGTCAATTCTTTAGTGATTCTTTGAAAAGCTTCTTTCATTGCTTCTTGAGTAAGCTTCTTGTTTCTTTCATCAAGGGCCTTGCTCATTTCTTTGATTTCTTCACCCATTAGATCAACCCTGAAATCTTTTCCAGTGGTGATTGGTGAACGATTCAATTCATAAGTATATTTAGAAGCAATATCTTGCGGAAAATCATCTTCGGAAAAGTCTTTTCCAAGATGCCCCTTCGCTTCGGCTTTTGCTTGAGGATAGACTTTGCAGAATTCCTTTGTAGCCTTTAAGAATTCACCTTCCAAGGATCTCATTTTTTGATCAAATTTATCCTTATTCCTCAAAAGCAAAATCCTTTCGCCTGAATTGGCCCATGGCAAAGTTTGTTCAAGAAAATAATCACGGCATTCCTGCGCCTTGATTCTGATTTGCTCTACTTTGTCCATGAATGAGTTATTTTCTTTGCCACCAAGCAAATGCTTAGTTCCAGAATGCGCCCCGTTTTTTGCGCCGTAATGGGTTGCTAAGATTGCCCCTGCTTCCTTGCTCTTTTTACTCAAAGCCCATTTTTTGATTGATAATGAAACTAGGATTGCTTTGTTTTCGATATTGTTTTGAATAGTCATAAATTCCTTTTCTTTTTAATGATTAATTGATTGATTGATTAAAGTTCGTTATTACAAGCCCATTTTTTGAAAAGAGCATTATCAGTGAATTCTTTGCCATGTTGCTTTATGCAATCACTCACCAATAAAACTTCAAATTCTTTAGGCATTCTTTGAGCGAACATGATCACCTTTTCTGCATTAGCACTCTCAGCCCTTCTTGCCAATGCGCCACAAAGCGCATAAAGAACATTGGTTTTTTCTGGAACTTCACAACCCATAGGATCAAGCAAGACTTCAGCAGGATCAGGCATTTCTCGATATGTTCTTAAAAAGCCCGTGTATTCACTGGCTATTGCTTTCCCAATAAGCCCCGAATACATAGTGAATTCTATTTCAGAAGGTACGCCGACTTTTCTAATGTTAGAAAGCTTCTCTAATGATCTTGGCGAACTAAAGGCAAGTTCTTTGCTTCTTGGATCAAAATCATAAAGCGCATCAGGTCTAAATCTAATAAATGAAATAATGGTTTCATCTATATCATTATCCCAAGCCCATTCAATCCAATCATCATTATCTAATTCAAATTCGATTGGTAAAAATCGAGAAGCTAATGAAGTGATAAGTTTGTTACTTCCTGCTTTGTCTTCAACCCGATTTCCGGCGGCTACTATTACGCAATTTTCAGGAAGTTGATAATTGCCTATCTTCCTATCGAGTGATAATTCAAGAAGGCCGACTTGAGTAGAATTTGGACAGTTTGTTATTTCATCAAGAAATAATATGGAAGGTTCCTTTTCATCCTGTTTAGGCCAGAATTCAGGGGCCAACCAATTGACTTCCTGTTTAGATGTATTCGGTACAGGCAAGCCCCGAATATCTACAGCATCTAAATAAGAACATCTAACATCATAAAACTTCATTCCCGATTCTTCTGCGACTTGCCGAACAGTTTGGCTTTTGCCGATTGCAGGCGGTCCCAATATTAAAACGGGTTGCTTCGCTTTAGTTGCTACTTTTAAAGCTTTTTGGATTTCACTTCTTTTTGCCATATCAATGTTCCTTTCAATAAGGATTGGATTTAAAAGGCCCTTGCGGAGCCTGCTATCCTGCTGAATTGCAGTGATAGACTCATAAAATGTAAAAATAAAAAAAGGATAGGCTTTGTACTATGATTAAGCAAGTGAAAAAATAAATATTTTTTACGAATGATTGAAAAAAGATTAGATCATGAATGATATCAGTATGTTATGAGTTGCTCACAATTGGATGTATGCAAGGAAATAAAAAGGTGATTGAAGGAAAAGGAGTATTCAAAGAATATTCAAAAGAAAATCTCAGAAGTGAAACAAGGCAGGATTTAAAATGTTTTTTGGAGGTGAAGTATTAACGACTTTCTAATCATGGTTTTGGTGCATTGTTTTGGTGCTATGTAAATGAATGAAAGGATTAATGCAGTGCTTTCAACTAATTGGGAGCAAATGCCAACTGATAAGGAATTAGTTTGCCGAGTTAGCAGGCACTAAAAAAAGGATTAGTCCTCTCTTAAGATCAACCCCCAAGGGGGGTCTTTTCGCTGGGTCACGTTAATGTAACCCCTCGCATTTTTCCGTCAACCTAGCCAAGTTTTGTGCTTCCGTTGCGGCGCACTTCGATTGATGGACATACCTTTAACAAAGCGATCTAGGTCTTCTTTAAGGAGTTTCTCGTTTCTGCGCTCTATGGCCTGTTCTGCGGTTAACGCAAGGTGTTCAGACCAGTAGGCAGTAGCAATGGCGAGAGCGTCAACCCGGTCATCATGAGGGATAGCCCCTTTTTGATGAGTAAGCCGGGTTAGCTGATAGGCGAGTTGATAGTGGAGGGCAGTTTCAGGAGGGAGGTTTTGGGTGGATTGAAAGTCTTTATGCAGAGCTTTCTTGTTTACTACCAGCTTATGCTGGTTCAACACGGGTTCTAGGGTGTCGATTATGCGTTTTTCTTTATTGGTGTAGTGTTTAACTTCTTCGATGGTGATGGGATGGACTGCATTGAGGTAGGGCTTAAACAGTTCACTAAACATTCCGTCACCCCAGTTTGCTTCCACAAGGCAGTAGTTACATGAATATTGGTGTGCAACGTCTGCAAGGGCCTTGAGAGTCTTTTCGGAGTAGCCCGATTCGATATAACCCCCGAAATCTAGGAGAAAGACGTAGCCGTTCAGGAATTTAGTGACATTGTAGGCAGTTTCGTCTTTTCCTCTACCGGCGGGATCGACAGTGAGCAGTGCGCCGTTATATTCAGTCCATTCTGAACTCACCTCAAAGGGTTCATAGTAGAAATCCCCTCTTAGTCCAACACAGGGAAGGTCTGAGATGATATTTGCCGGTGTAGGCGACCAGACCAGCTTGGAAGGGCCGGTTTCTGCGTTCAGATTCATCACAAGGAGATCCTGAAGCTTGAGGGGGAAGCGATCTGCATCAGAAAGTGAGGTATCCAGCATAAATTGCAGGGAATATCCTGCTCTGCCGTAGGATAAGCGTCTTTCTGCTAAATCATCCGAATCAAACCTTTTAGGATCAGTCGGATCGTTTGGGAACGCCTTCTTGTCAGTAAGTCTTTTGGTAAAAAGTGGGGCTAGCCGATTGCCGTATTTGCTTAATGCCCCATCTTCAGGATATTGGGCAGGCCAAATGCGGGTTTCGTAGCCCCTTTCGGGTAATAACTCATAGAGGGACTGTTCCGTTTGGGGAGTGCCTAAGAAAACCACCCTCCCGTCAGGTTTGAGAATCGCATCGAATTCCTTTACGGATTCTGAGAGCTTATCCCGCATGACCTGAGTTGCCGAATTGTTGGGAACCTCCACATCGTCTGCCACGATGAGATCGGCACGGGAACCCGCAAGTTGACCCGTGATTCCTACTGATTTGACACTGGGAGAGTGAGAAGCGGTAGCAGGACCGACATCAAAGGATATTTTAGAGTTTCTTTGGTCTGGTGTAGGGGCGAGATGTCGAATCACCCTCATTTCTAGGATAAGACGCTGAACGAAGGTGGAGAAGTCGTCAGATCGGATCTTGGATGCCGACACAACCAGAATTTTAAGCTCTGGGTTCAGCAGTAACTGATGTGCGACAAAGGCACTGGTAATATAGCTCTTTCCTACCCCCCGAAATGCTTCGATAACTAAACGTCTAGGCCCATTCTGTAAATAGTGGGCAATATCGTATTGAACCGGGGTGGGATTAGGAAGACCAAGGTGGGACCAAACAAGCTGAACAAAGACCCGAAAATCAGTGAGATTTTGGCTCAAGAGAAGGTTTGTGCGGGTGGAGTCTCTGGATCATCGTAATAATCCGTGAAATCGGTACTGACTTTGCGCTTTTCGACTTCTTCTGCAAGGAGTTCAAGCGGTTCGTGATCGGGTTGAGCCTGAATGCGGCAATCCTTGAGCAATTGCCTTGCTACGTTAAGATCCTGCGAGGATGCTTCGCCCGATTTGATCCTTGCTACCAACTCGTTGGATAGAAGGTCGAATAATTGGTTGATGGGTTGAGTCATTGCTTTAAAGAAGGATCTAGGATTTTATAAAACCACTGAACCGGCTCACCGAGCTTCTGAAACCCGCCCGGCTTTTCCATAAGCTTAAAATAAGGTGAATCATGAGTGCATGGCATCACGAATGTCATATTTCCTTGGTCTGCATGAAGTGCTTCTAAAGCATTCCACATTTGTAGTGACATAAGGCGTGTGCCTTTCTTCTTACTCATCCACCAGCATGAAACTGGCGTTACCAGACTGAACGCTCCCACAATCTCTCCATCATGCACGGCATAATGAGATGGGTAAAAAAGCGAATCATCATCGGCTTCAGCCAATTCATGAATCTTTTTATACAACTCTGGGTCGTTCCCGATTGGTAATATAACCATTTTGTCCTTTATTGGTGATTAAGGCCCACTCTCCTGTCACCGGGCAGGATTCAAAGCTTAGAAGGACGGGTGTAAGCCTTTAAGTGGGCTTTTTACAAGGGGAGCGTGGTTTCCTACCTAGCGAGTTAATAAATAATTCACTTGCCCCCCTTTTTGAATGCGGGATCATCGTACCTTAACTCAGGCCAGTTCCCATATTCGGGTGCGTCTTCTAAATCGGTGAAATCGAATCTGTCGTAAAGTAAGCCTTTAGTATGACCAGATCCAAGGTCTTGGGTGATCTCCGTTTGGGAGATTGTCGAGGTGGATGAACCGCCCTTTGTGCGGCCCGTTTTGCTTGATTCCAACGCCTGTCATCCCCATATCGAGTGCAAGTTTAATTACTGCATTGGCATCTGCGCCAACAAGGTGAATATCCACTGCCTTTCCGAAGGTATGCGGTCCTTTTGAGCCAGATTTTGAAATCTTGGCGTTATATTCAGGCGCACGATAACCGCTTGTCACGATCATCGGCTTCCCATACTCACAACGGATTGTCTCTAAGAGTTCCATGAACACTTCATCCATTGTGCAAATACCAGTTCCCTTGCACCTCATCTCATCAGTTGTGAAATGCGGCGTGATGTACTTACCCATAAGAATACCAAAAAGCATCGGTTGTATAATGAATTCCCGGCGAGTTAAATATTGTTTATTCTTCGGCCTGTTGCAGACGTTTCCTAACCATTTGAACCAACTTGTCATCAAGCTGGTTAGAGGTTTGATCTGCAAGGTACTGAAGAACGTCAAGGGCAAGCCCTATCAGAAATTTTTCGTTCCCGATGAGTGTAAGGAGTCTATATATCATCCCTTTAAGAAGCTCTTAAGGTCGTTGAAAGCATGGGTTGCGTCATCATTTACGGCTTTGTCAATCTCAGCCTTGGCTTGTTCGCCTAAATCTTCAACGGCTTTTTCAACGTGTTCAGCTACCATGTTGGTCGCCTTATCTACGACCAGCGATTTTAATATTCCAAGCAAAATATTCATTATGCTTCCTTGGCTTTAGGTTTTGGTGAATCTCCACCATCAGTGGCATGATCTTCAAGGTCATTGCCAGATTCAAAGAAATACTTGCTCACGGCCCCGGCGGTCAGAATCAGTGGGCCGACAATAATTAACAAAATGCGCTCCGTGGTTTCAGGAACAGAATCTTGAAGGGTAAGTAAGTAAAATATAATTCCCGCCAACACGCTAATATTACAAAGCGCAATCACCGCACGAATCCAAAACCGAACAACTTGGATTTTTTCATTAACTGTCATTGATGGTTTAACCGGCTTTGGAGGATCGGGTTTTTCTACTACTGTAGTCGTTGTTTCTTTAGCCATTATTTTCTATTCTTAGTCGAAGTTGGCGAAGCTCAAATTGGATCTCAAGAAATTCGTTTAAAATTCGCTTAAACCTTTTTTCTAAATCCCTTATTTCTTCAGCCATTATCGTTTAGCGATTAGAGCTTCAGCCATTCCTTTGATTTCCATTGCTAATCTTTCATTTGTCTTAGCAATATCTTTATAAGCTACTGTAAGTCCATTGACTGCTTCAGAAGTAATGGAATTTTGTTTGTTCTGTTCCTTTATTACATCAATCAGTCTTTCATCCCCCCTAGTGTCTTTTTCTTCCCAGCGAATGATTTCTTCTTTATGGCCTTGTTGTGTCTTAAATATGTACCAACACATAATCCCGATAATCACAGCAGGAAGTCCGATGCGTTCTACAAGCATTAAAACTGATTCTACTTCCATAATGCTTTGCGGTGCTGGAGGATGGTGTCCACTCATGTTGGTTTTGGATACTTATCTTTTACGCTTTTTATC